GTGGAGTGTTGACCCAACCACGCAACTCGGCCCAAAATTACCGAAATGCGTGGCTAAACTACCTCGCAGTAGTTCCAACAATCACTGCTACTCAAATTTGTGACTCCCTTGAAAGACGTGCACATTGCTATGCACAAAATTCCACTACTTGCCGAATCAGCAAATAGCTTATAAACTTTAAGGGTCGTCAAAGTTTGATTCGGCAAATGATCATGCGCCCTTGGACGCCACACTCGGCCACAGAGTGTAATTTTCTTTAATTTGTTTGTTTTATATATATGTATGCCACCTACGGTGCTGGTGGCGAGCCTTCATAATACATTGGAGGCAGACCAGTGAAGAAATATACCTGAAAATCCTCTCCTGTTGCACAATGTGCATCAAGAGCGGTGTCTGCAAGAATTTTTGTAAAGATTGAATAATCAAACCCCTCACCATAATTGAGAGTGGTTGTCAAATCTTCCTGCTTACCAGGTGAAAACCTATAATTAGAATAAAAAGGAACTTCAAACTCTACATTCTGGTTAATATTACCCGTAAAATAAGCCTTTCCTCTGGCTCCAGAGAGTGGTGCTACATCACGCGGATAATTACCAGCTTCCACAACAACGCTCGCTGCCGCCGCACTACTAGTGGCAAAGGAAGGGGACGTTATAGCTCCCTTTCTATAACCAAGATCACCTTGCGGCGCACGCTCAATATTTACAGATAACTTTCTTCCAATATCTTCATATCCACGCAACATCACTTTCCATCGTATTGAACCTCTCCAACCTGAAAAAGCGTACGTCACCCACTGCAATAATACTGTATTACAATAATTATAAGCAACGCTTGTTCCTGTGGTATCTACTGCACCAGCCACTTTTCCTCTCAAATAAGGAAACGCTGGACGGCGTCCAAAATAAATATTTGCATTAGTATTTGGTACAAAAATCAAATTGGAATGTAAATTATACCGCTTCAACATGGCACGGAAACTAGATATTGCCTCACCAGTAAACACCTTATTTATAAGTGCATGGTTCGTATAACCTGGACCCACTTCTGAAGATTCAGCTTGTTGTGGTGCAGAGGGCTCCGTAGTATTCTGTAACTCCGGAGAACCTTCAACTCCACTCTGTTCTTCAAAACCAGATTGAGGTTTAAATACAAAATTCTGAAATTTGTTGTCAGGAACAAACACTTCAAAATCGTCACCCATGCTAACGTAAACATTAACTGATATATCATTATTTGCTGTTGAATTTGGCGTGGTCAATTCATTAACTACGTATACTCCAATCACGCCATTACCTGGTTCCCTTGTAACAAATGTTGTACTACCGTACAATGTTGTCACTGATGTAGTTCCAGGATTAGCATGATCTAATAACGTTGTAGGTTGACCATTACCAATCTCAATAGTAAAATCAGTTTTGTCAGCTATGTCCACTACTTCTAAATAATTTGTATTATACTCATTACTATTCAAGAAATTTGGATCGTAAACAATTTTAATCCTTCCTTTATGAAAAGCTGATGCCACAATTTGAAATCGAAATCTCATAGAACCAGTCCAATATTTAAATGGCAATGCTGCCATTGCTGAAGCAGGAAAATGGTAACCATTAGGTGACAACCCATCTTCTGCCCACAATACAGGACTAATTCGTGAATTCCACAACAAAGTTTCAGGTATCGTGCCGGTCTGCCAAGCAAAACTAGTCAAATACGACTCTCTTTTGGCAATCTCCTTTATGTTAAGGGGATCGGCAGCACCTAAACCAGCTATTCTAGGATCAATGGATAGCTCTTGTTTATCATCCACCGTTAACTTCTGCGTACCATCAGGTACAGTAGTAAGAGCTAAAGGTGAAATAGCTAAAGGTTTATATGGTTCAGGATCACGTGTGACAGGTGGTCTACAATAGCCCAACGCCTTAGCTACATCTGCAACAACACCAGCTCCAGTAGCCGTGGCTGTTGCAAACGGTGCTATCATAGGCACTTGTGCTAAAACCGTTGCTGCCTTCTGAACTGCCGTGGCAGGTCCAGAAATAAATCCTTTCATATTAGCCTCATCTATTTCTTTTCCAGACTGTGGAACAAGTGTACTTGGTTCAACACTTGACAATACAGCCATTGATGCATCCTCAATCCAAGCGAACACTGAAATTGTTACTCGATCAGTTGCTCCATTGGCATGCTTCAATTCATTTATTGATCGCAATGTCAATTGACCTAACTCACCCCACTCAGAATCTGGTATAGATAAATAGTTTTTATAATGATAAAAAGGCAATTTCATGTTGCCACCCATCGATAACGTTGGGTCCAAAAACACATGTGGCTGTTGAGAAGCTTGAACTACATCTTGAATAATAAGGGCTCTGTTTTGCGACAAATCATCTTTGCTTGCAAAAGGCAAATAACTCGCAATGCCTCTACCATATAAAAAGCCGTTTCCATTAAGGACTATTTTCAAGTTAAGTTTTGCTCTCAATAAATTATAATTAGCAATACGATTAATAACACGAGGATTTTGTAAATACAAAGACCAAGGGTCTATTGCTTGGTAAAATACCGTACTTGTACTCCACTCAAATTCTTGAATTTTAAGTGGACGTGCCAAGAAGTTATCCAAGCGCGCATCGTCTGTGTCCATCAATGTTCTTGTTGGATCCACAGCGTCGTCAACTGAATAAATATACGGATCTTTTTGATCTCCAAAATCAACGTTTTGGTGCTTCTCGTTACTTGCAACTCGCATAATCTTATTGTCAGCCGTTGTTCCTGACTGGGGCATAAAATCGGCCCCAGGGCATTCTTCGCGTCCTATCTCAGCTCGCTCATTAAACGAGGTTAGTTCTGGATAGAGACGTCTTAAATCAGGAGAAGGAAACCTTCTCTCCCCGTGAGATGTTCTTTGCAAAACATCCTGATTTTCCCGGGTGCAACACTTCTTCGATCTAACAATCGGAGAAAATGTCACATTAGTTTGTTGTTTTTCAATAAATTGATTACTAGCGGATAAACTTTATTAACTCAACATCGTCCATATCCAAAACGAGTGAGTCGTATATTTGTACAAGGACCTCCCTGTACGTAAAATTGTATCAAGCCTATAAATGTGTTTAAATATACAAATACACATGCTACGGTAATCCAATAATACAACTCAATTTTGCTTAGCCTCAGATTTGAAACTGGCACTCGTTTAACGTCTGAGTTAGACGTACTCCTGTTTAATCACAGGGTGTTGTCGATATATGTTTCGTGCCAATTTGCTACGCGATCCTGATACGTTTCGCTTAGCATTGTGCACATATGAGTGATACCAGCCCTACTAGCTACTTCAATCATTTGCAATCTACGCCTCTCATATACTTCCTCACCATGATTAAACCACTCCCTCAAAGCTCCGTCAAGATTAACGGCACAAGCTTCTTTGGGAGTCAATGGCGCATTCTTGGGTCTTAAATAACAATGCAAGGACTTCATAATACTAGAATCAACTAAAGCTCCTACATGCACACCCAACTGGGAATGATACACACTAAATCGTTTCAGAAACTCGAAGTCACTAGGTTTTAAATACTCACTCAATTCACTATCCTTATCAGGCATAGTGTATTTTTGTCCGTATAAACCTAAAAACTCTGCGCACCCTTTAATATTAAAATTGGGGTACTCTTCTGACACCGATCCAATGTTATCGTCGCCATATGTCATCATTTTAGCAGCACTACGAAATGCTATACTGGAATCATACTGCGTATAAAAATACGCACGTAAATTCAAACTACCACTAATTCCATTCAATATCACTGTAAGTGAATTTCCTGAAATATGTGTGCCCGATTGTAAACCCACTAAATCGCCATTATACGCGATCAGTGAATATACAATATCTCCAGCCATAGCACTCATAATGTCTCTATCATGTTGACTATAACCCATAATCTCCGCTAAATCAATCAGTATTCGCAATGACGCTAGCAACAATTGTGAAGGCAACTTTTGGTCGTATTTACTATAATCACCACCAAACAGCCTTTCCTCACCAAAAGTCATAACATGAGCATAAAACTCTTCCCATTCTGGGCCGTGGCAATTAATACCAACAGCGCACTCCGAAACCAATGGATTCATTTGAAGGAAACGAATAATTGGTAAATAATATCTTCTCACCAAAAATGTGAGAGAAATTGGATTACCATAAAATATTCTACACTTGCCTTTTGCAGTAGGCAAAATTTCATCCTTTTTACACGCTTTCGCAATAGTATATGCGCGTTCGCCACGCTTATAATGCGATAATACGCGTTCAATATCATCCATAATTTCCTGCGTAAACATCCTCTGTGGGTTTCCTTCTGGTGTGGGATCCAACTCGATTACATACCTCGATTTTGGTCCCTTCAAAGGATAACCTATAGACGTGTTAAAATTTATTGAATCAACAAATCTGCAGCTAGGAATACCATTAACATTTTCCATATCTGTCAATGGTTCAGCTCTCCACTTTAGCTTATTCACTAACTCAACCAATGGTTTCTTGTAATCCTGAATAGCTATGTTTAACAACTTATGTGGAAATGGCTCACCTGGTTCACTAGCATTGGCCATAGCCAATTGCCAGCCAAACCATTCTGGTTTCATCTTTGGTGCACCCCACACATTATCCACACCTGTAACTTCCGTTATAAGGTGTGAAATAGGTGTACGTCGCACATTTGACCTCGACGTAACTGCACCAGAACACGATCCATAATAAGAAAACTGCGATCCCTCAGGCAAAAAGTTTACTGGACTCTTCTCATGAAGACCATCCTGTGTGGTGACTTTCATGCCTAATACTTCTTGCGTGAAATATTCACCATCACCAGTTTTTAGAACGCCATCAATGCTCATTAAACACTGAATAGCATCTACCAACTGTGCATTGGTCAACGTGCCCATACAGCCAACTGGCTGTCCTTCTTTACCACCTAAGTGTAATCCAGTTATCATAGGTGTCTTGGTTTGTGAAATTAACGTTGCTCCACATAATCCACCAAATGTGTTCATGGTGAGGTTATTATACACTCCTCCCTTGAATTTGCAAACGCCATTAGAAACGACGCCTGCTTCACATTTACCATGTGCAACAATTATATCTCCACTCTTGCGTCTCCAAATCATTTCAAATGGATGAGATACTATATCACCAAGCGGAAAAAACTTCAACAAATTACGATAGGAACCTCCAGTGCTAGTGTAACACAGCATAAAATCTGTGCCTTCAATATGCACTGAAGCATCCTTACAAATTCGTGCCTTAAATTGTCCCCCAACAGCATCAGCATTAACTTTTCTACAAATTAGCTTTAACGTATCACCATATTTAAAATAGTGATGGGGGATCAATAACATGTTTGACGTAATCATCAACACATTAGCCATAAGTACACCATCCGCCTTATCAGCCTCAATAGACGCATACAACAAATTATTTTCAACTGTCCTACGTAACCGTTCAACAGTTGTACATTTGCTGTACTCAGAAGCTGGTAATGCACGTGTGGTAACTTGTGACCAGACATTCACTTGTTGGTCGCGAGCTTTAATTTCTTCCATACTCGTTGGTTCTAAAGCACTCTGATCTTTTACAATACCTCTCCACGACTTATATACTTTTGCTATAGCATACATAGCCGTCATAGAGGCACATCCATAACACAGAGCTTTGGCATAGCTGGCGCGCCTACTTCTCGCAATAACTATTAAATTATCTGTACGACGGCATAATTCTACCATCATAATTTTCTTAATTGCTACTGTCGATAAATATTGGCCATAAAACCAGCCTACCGCTAATAATAACACACCACATATTGGACTAAAACACATTAACAATAAACAAAATATTACATATGATCCACTCAATTTGTGTTCAAGTTTATCAACATCCTCTCTATAAACATATTGTAAGAGAGTTATAAACTTATCATTCTGTAAACACTTCAACGGAAGAAAACAAATCCAGTCCCATCTATCTAAAAATAGATTGGTTCTTTCATATAACTCCGCTGTTGTCAATTTTGCCAATGTCGTGTTTAAACTTGATTGTGAACCACTAACTACATCGCGCACACATTGTCTCGCTCTTCTAATATGCTGCCTCGTTTCAAATCCAAACTGCTCTGACATATGGTCAGGACAGAATCCTTTTAAATGGCAGCACCCAAGATGCGAACAACGAACCAAACTTTGTTTATCGGACCTTCGTTCCAACAACGCTTGTTGATTCTTTCTGTGTTCTTGAAAATATTCAATAGCACACTGTATCGCCTCAACTGATGACACATTATTCATTACCTTACCTCTCCACTTAATGGGGAGGTATGTTGCCGCTACTGTTAACTTTTTTGGTCTAACTGCTTGCTCAATTGTAATTTCCCAAATATCATCGATCAAAGGTGGATTATATATTCCATCCTCTGTAGTATAATGTGCTCTAATTTTAGAGCTATCTACACCACATGGAATTCCCTCCTTCATGCGTTGAAATTGTTCCTTACATTTAACAGTCATGACCAAATCCATTCTGCGTTGAATTGAATATGGACACTGTGAATATGACCTAGCATCTAAATCCTTAACATTGGTGGTTACCAAGACAATCTCTGGTTCTACCCAGCACTGTCCCTTACCTTCCAATTCGGCTTTGTTTGCATAATAGGTCTGATTATTACACATGTCGATAATCATACGTGTCGGTGGTCTCTGAACAAATTCCGATTTCTCATTTGCCATATCATCTAAAATAGCGACTGTCTTAGTCGTTTTCCAACTAGACATGTATTGATCGCCTGCATTAATTGTGGCCCAATACTCTCTATCTGTACTAAATCCAATACCAGTCAAAAGAGATTCAACCAATTGTTCCCCAAATGTTGTCTTGCCTTGGCTACTATCACCAAACAATTCGACAGCAAATGGAGCTCTTCTTATGCCAGCGGACATCTTCATATTAGTGTGTTCATTCTTGATTGTTTTCAATTTAAGAATCTTATCACTAACTAATTTCTTATCAATACCGCTTAATGAAGGCAATAAATGAGTCAACTTCACTTGTAAACGTTCTAATTTGTCTAAAAATTCCTGTTCAGGTATGCCCAAAAATTTTTCCAAATTACCGTTTTGCACGAGAGTCCACATGGTAATCACGTCGCTATACTCATCGTCCAATTCTAAAGCTGCAAAATCATCCATCATTAACGGTTTCAATGACCCAGTCTTAAAGCACAAATAAGCACCTTCAGCAAAATATGTGATGGTGCCAAACAAAGCTTCAGCCAAATCATATGCCGTCATATGTTGTTTGATCATCTTCTCATCAAATAACTTAAACCCATTAATGTCAAATGGAATACGTGCTACATCGCACAATCCTAATGTCACTAAAACGCATAGCAATTTGGAAAATTGTTTAAAGACTTTATTGCCTTTAACCAAATTCCAGTTGCATTGCACATTACGTAACAAATTTAACCAACTTGGGTCTTCAGTGCCATCCTGTTGTACTAATCTTGTGGCTTTAAACAAGCCACTAATATATTCTATGACTTGTCCAGTCACAGACTTATCTTTATAAAAATCACGTACATACAAAAATATTGCACTAGTCAAATGATCATAAGAATCACAGTTTCTCAAATTAATAAATAAAGCGACAATACCCTCAATTTTCCTAATTAAAGAATCAGACACTTCGACGTTAATCGCAGTGGCTATCTCTTTTATCTTAAGAGTAATTTCACTAAACTGGTCAATACTGCACCTAAAAGACTCCAACCCAACATGGGGTTTAAAATTCGAGCGCCAATTTTCGCGCTTCTTGGAATCCTTTTTCCTAAGGTACCAGTTTTCCTTAGTTCCTTCTAAATTTTTAAAGACGTTATTACGTACTTTAGGCCTAACTCCATAGTTAGCCTTCTGATTTCTTACAAAAGATTTCGCTTTCTTACTGTTATCGCTCATCTTTTGTCTTTGTCAATTTACCTCAAAAATATCGTTTTATTCTTTATAATAACTTTTGTTCTACTTTGAGTCCTATTACAATTTTAATTCCGTTATAGAAATATTAAGAATTCAGTTAACAATTTTGAACGAGCGTCTACTGATATAACTACTCTAAACGATCCGATACTTCTAACGGGCGAAACCGACCTTTCCTCAGACTATGTGTCAGGCAACAAGGCTTACAATACTGCTTGCGCCTACCTTTCCTCTTTGGACAAGGGTTACTAACTACTCTCCGCCTATACTCGTATATACTATCAATGATGTAATATATTAAAATACTACACTGCTAGGCTTGACAGTGGCTACTAGACAGCATCCCGAACAAGGATACATATCAAGTATACACGAGTACCTTCGAGCACTTTCGCACTTCGGGTTACTCCGATAAAATGCACGAATCATTTCGTGCTGCTAATTTAATTTATTTATCGTGGTGGCATTCCACGATATCTTTTGCCATTAAGGCCATGGACTTCAACTCCAACAAAGAGTCTACTACCATCGTTTTGGTTTCCATATACATAAAGTGTGTGGTTGTTATAGGGGACCACCCCCCAGTAGAATAATAAAATAAGTTACTTAAATCAAACTAAGATCCTAAAACAAAGGATCTAAAGCTTGCTTTTTTCCTTCAAGGTATGGGGGCATCGAAATGCCCTTCATAGCTTGTAAACAAGGTTCAAGGGCATATATATTAATGCCAATTAATTCAATCTAAGTCTCCACGCGCATAATGCGCATGGAGACT